TCAAACAGAGTGTTTAAGGTTAGATTCTTTGTTGAAGCATCCGTAAGAATATTATCATCAATGTCTTTTGCTATGGCTTTCTCTTTACGTCTCAATTCTGGTAAATCATTCGCATATACAGATGTTCTTTTACCAGTGTATGTGTCTGTATACCTATAAAGATAGATTCCATCCTTTCTTTGTGATTCTCCTGTGTGTAATTTTCTTCCTTTTGAATCTTTTCTGCTTGTTGCTGCCATAATTGTTCCTCCATAAGTCTCACCTTGTAAGTTATTAGGAACAATTCGACAAATTTCATCATTCATATTATATCAAATATTATTCCTAATATCCATCGTTTATTCAGCAATAGAGTCCAAATATTTCTGAACTTTATTAACCGAATATAGAACTCGCCGACCTATGAAAATCCTTGCTTCTGCTTGCTCTCCTATCTTTCGAGCAGTTGCACATCCACAAGATAATATGGCAGACAATTTTTCTATATCTACAGCAATAACATCTGGGTCATTTCGATTGAATGTTTTATTCATAAATCTTCCTCCAAATCTATTCTAGGTTTGAGAAAAGAATAAACGCTTCAGTCGTAACCCGCATACTGAAAAAAAAGAAGAGGGAATGTTCTTAGCACGCCCTCTTCCAATAATCACCCTTCTTCAATTACATCGCCCATAGAATCCAAAAGAACCGAATTGCGGGCTTTGCGATAGATGGTTTGTCCCTGAATTGTTTTACCGGAACTGTCTTTGATTGGGTTTCCACTTGAGTCCTCAATATTATCCAAGAACACGAACTCATTAGGATATCCTGCGAAAGCCGTTCCGGTAATAATTGTACCATCTGCTTTGTGTGCGGTATAACCCTTCAACAAAGCTTCTTCCGTAACAGTATCGCCGGTAAGGTCGATCAAAACTTTATTGCCGAATACGACTTTATTCGCAGCCATTTGACAAAACCTCCTTATCCGATCGTAACGGTCTTCCCTCCGGCAGAGTTGTCGGTTTCTACATACGGGATTGCCTTAACTGTAACCTGAGATAAGCAGTTGTACTCTTCATCTGGCATGATCGTCTGAGCTTCTTTGGATGGTGTTACTTCCTTGCTCTGCGGCTTCATATCCTCAGAACCAGACATAGCACCCTCAACGCCAAGAATCGTCACACCCTCACGAATGTTAGTAGCAATAAGCTTTGCCTGTTCGGTGGCATCAATAGACACCTTACCAGAGCCATCATGATAACCTTGCGGTACTGTATATTCTCCAGCAACGGTTGAGATGACACCTTTAACCGCACCGTTGTTCTTCATAGTACCTGTAAGCTTACTTCCACGGGCGTGCGCAGTCTTTCCTACGAGAATCTCTGCGACAGCCGCAGTATCCTCGGAAGTATCGCTGTCGAAAGTACAGGTACCTGTGATCTTTGCACCGCTCTTATCGTGAGCAGTAATACCTTTGAGGATCTTATCTGCACTGACGGAATCGCCATGATGGTGTATAAATAAAGTTGACACCCTATTCTCAAGGATTTTGATATATAATCATAATCAATACGAGAACAGGAGAAAAACCTATGGCACAGAATCAAAAATCTTATGACAATGAATTTAAAGCACAGGCGGTAAAGCTTGCCCAGGAAATCGGCGGTCATAAAGCTGCTCAGGAATTAGGGATTCCAAAGGGTACTATGTACACTTGGATAAAAGCCTTCAAAGAGGGGCGTCTCAGTGCAAATGAAGCAGTTCATACGCCCAAGAATGCTTTATCCCTCAACGATGAGCTTATTGAACTCAGAAAGCGTGTAAAAGAGCAGGATAAGGAAATTCGTCGCTTAAAAGAAGAAAACGAATTCCTTGAGGAAGCAAGTGCTTTTTTCGCAGCCAGCCGTCGGAAGTCAGCAAAAAACAGAGATTAATGTTTATTGCAATCAAAACGGATGACGGCCGGATTAAGGGTAAAATTTCTTTTTATTGCAAAGTGCTTCATGTTTCAAGGCAGGCATTCAACAAATTCCTAAAAGCAAAAGATACCCCTTGGAAATATCAGGCACTGGCAGATGCAATGCTTGATATTTGCAGCGAAGATGAATGCAATGACACTTATGG